GTAGACACCAATGTACAGCTATATGCTGGATACAGTCGGGTATTTTTAGGCCCTGAACCTGTGGATGTAATTGCATTCAGAGGGGTCTATTACCAGCTGTCAAACAAGCCTTCGGGCTTGCTGGGGAGATTTCGTGTTTTGCAATTGGACCATTTAATGATGGTCTATGATTTTAGAACACGGAGTTGGTATAGTGCATTTCAGAAGTATTTCGATCAGTTACGTGAGAAAACTCTACAATACTTGGCATTGCAAACCAATAGTGAGATTGAAACTTTATTGTATTCCACTATTGAATTGTCGTCATTTACTGGTTCTTTTAAGAATCATGGTAGATTTTTATCACGTGTATTTCGGGATTTACTTCCTGATTTGTCGGATGAACACGCCAGAACTTTAGTTTGGTCCATGAATTTGGATGAGGATAATGGATTGTTTTACCCGACATGCGACGTGCGTGATAGCTCCAATTGTAGTATGCTATTGGTGCCACGTGTGGGAGATGCACTAGAAGCACACATGGGTGTGCTAGATCAGCCAGATGTTATAGGAGATTCCAAAACAGAAACACGCGAACAGCAATTTATGTTTGCAGATGATAGGGAAGGTCACAAAGTGATTATTCCATCAGCTGTGGATGATGTTCGATCAATCCGCGATGAAAAATTCGCTCGTTTTGAGAATTTCTTTGAGAGACCTCTAAAACTTAATGCTTATAAGTGGCAAGTTGGAGGTACATTGTTTGCTGATATAAACCCATGGGACGATTATCTTGAGCACCCGGTTATTGTGAATCGTGTCAACAATTTTAAATTGTTGCGAGGAACGTTATGTTTCAAGATAGTCGTAAGTGGCACACCATTTCATTATGGTCGCGCCATTGCTTGTTATCAACCTTTGCATAGATATGACACAGTGTCTGATTTTAATACATTGACGCAGGAGCCATTAGTGCGTATGACAAGCTTACCTAAGGTATTTATAGATCCTTCAGATTCTTCTGGTGGTTATATGGAGTTGCCATTCTTTTATCATCGTGATTATGTGAATATCACGAAG